ATTGCATCCATTTGTTGCTGGTCCAAAGCCTGACGCGCACCACCAGCGCCCATGACCGCTTGAGCACCACCAAGACGCAATGCTTGTTGCTGTGCAGCCAAATTACCTAGCTGGCTTGCACCGCCTAGCCTTAATTGCGCACCTTGCAAGCCTGCTTGCTGATTGGCAATGTCGGCTGCTGATCTGCGGCCAATGTCGGCCTGCTGCGCGGCCATTGCCTGGTTGAATGCCTGCTCATTCAAAGATGTGCCTAATGTGGCAGCCTGCTTGGCAAACCCTTGGTTAGTCAGAGCCTCGGCCACACCTTGGCGTGATCCACCAAATGCACGGGCTTGTGTGGCGCGTTCACCAGTCTGCTGGATGGCAGCGCGTCTTGCAGATTCCAAGTCAGCCAATGCGTTGGTGCGCACCTGTTCTGTAAATGGATTCATGTATGAGCCAATAGTGCCTGCACCTTGGCCAAGACCTAAATTAGCCTGCTGCGCTGTGATCTGACCAGGCTGATAGACACCGCCATAAGCGGCCATTTGTGCGGCCAAGTCTGTGCCAGTAATGCCTGGGCCAGCAAGGCCGGTGTTGACCAGAGCCTCCTCGCCTGCCTGATACATTGGGTTGTAGCCGGCAAACTGCTGAGTCGGCAAAGCGCCAGCGACCCCTTGGGCCTGCTGAAAGTTGGCCAAGAATGCTTCTTTGATCTGTGGATCAATGGAGCTTGTTGAGGTTGTTGTTCCACCTTTTGACATATTGCCACCTTATCCGAGTAAAGATTTCATTTTCTTGGCAGGCACTTTGCCTTCATTGATCATGTCCAAGAGTCCCTTGCCGTACTTGTTGACTGAAGACTTCTTGATCACATATTCACCGCGCATCATGTTGACTTGGCCCTCATCAGGACCAGCAGGGTCAGGACCAAAAACTCTGGTAATCAGACCACCCATGGCCGCACCAGAGCCTGGAGTGCCATCACTACCAGGCGCTGTGCCAGTGGCACTTGCAGCTGAAGCAGCAGCAGAGTCGGCAGCAGTAGCAGCCGCTGCGTCACCAGTTGCATCGCCTGGTCCACCGCCATAATAATCAGCCAATGTTGTGCCGCCCTTGGCAGCAATATCGCGTGCCAAATTAGCAGCCGCGATCTGGTCATAAAGTGCTGGGTTATAGCCACCCATGCTCAAGTTACCGACCACGCTAGCGTAGGGGTTGCCTACGGGCCTCATCTGTGACATGACCTGAGAGTATGGGGATGCACCACCGGCTGTCACGCCAGGGTTATATTGAGCGCCAATGGGGATTGACTGGTAATTGTTGAAGTTCTGCGCAAAGCCTTGTGTGGCATTTGAAAATGGTGCAGTCGCCCGAAAACGATTTCCGACATCAGTTTCTGACACACCAGTCAGGCCAGACACTTGGCCAGTCGTAATGCCAAGACGATTCATTTCGGCAGCAATTTGTGTGTCGGTTAAGCCTGGAGTGGACTTGAGCCAGTTTGTGAATGTCGCAAAGTTGGCTTGGTTTCCTGTTGTTGTTTTATTTAAACCAGCCAGTCTTGCCGCTTCTGCATTGGCCGCATTCAAAGCAGCTTGCGAATTGGCCAATGCCGTAGCATCAGCAGCCGCTTTAGCGTCAGCAGCCGTTTGCGTTGAAATTAGATTCAGTCGCGCAGTGATCTCGCCAACTGGTACGCCAGTCATGCTTGAAGCCTGCTGCGCAGTTAATCCAAGACGATTAAATTCATTGGCAATTTGTTTGTCGGTTAGACCAGGCGTTTGCAAAAAGTTAAAAAAGGCAGTCTCTTGGGATGTGCCAAATGTTGGGGTTGTTGCACCACCACCACCGCCACCACCGCCAGCCGTTGTGCCACCGACTGTATTGGTGGGCATGGCAAGCCTAGACTGCACTTGTGCAAGTGGAACACCAGTCAGCTGCGATATTTGAGGAGCTGTAACGGCTAATCGATTTGCCTCACCCGCAATTTGCGCATCTGTCAGACCAGGAGTCTGCAAATATGCTAAAAATTGTTCTGTATTTGTGGCCATATTTATCCCCTAAAGTTCCTTTGCAAGTACAGCCCATTTCGGTTTGTACCCTTCGTCTTTCAAAAATGTCTCTGACCAGCCCCTTCGGCCTGCCAAAGTCACCCTGGTGCAGCCAACAGACTTGCCCCAGGATTCGATCAATGGTCGCATCCGTGAGAGTTCGTCTAGGTCTCCACCAGCTAAGAAGTAATGCAAATTCTTTAGCCTGGGATAGACAACGATCTCGGTTAATACCACTGAGTCCTTGGCCGGCCACAGCTGTAATCTGTGATCCTCGACCATCTCAGCGACATCGTCAAAATTATGTGTGCCTCCACTGTATTCTAAGGCAGCCTCCACATGATGGCGCAGCCTGTCCAATTGTTCTTGGTCGCTCATCGCTTTCCAGACGGGATAGCCTCAAGTCTCATCACTCCAATGCGCCAGTCAGCCAAAGTGTTGCCAGTCACCTTCACATTGACCTGACGCGCTGCAAACCGGACATCAGTCGGGTTGGCTGCCGTGTATGGTCCAAATGTGGATTGTGTGCCAGTGGGGTAATTTCGGGTTTTGAATGAAACCACCGCCTCACCCAAGGTCTGCTCATCTGGGACAACTTGCCGCACTGACATGATGTTGTCGCCATTGCCCAATTGCACTGGGCCACTTTCAGCATAAAGGCTGGCGCTGTCATAAGCAAAGCCGACCTCATGCTCATAGATATAACCATCAGTTGAGACCATCAACGGGTTAGTGAACACTCCAGCATCAGTGCCAGCAGTTCTGGCCAGTGAGCCGATGTTCCAGTGGTTTTCGCGGTAGTTGAAAGTGACATAGCTGTCATTCTCATTGCTTCCACTGCTTGGGTAATACCACCAGATTTCACCAAATTGGCTGTTATGGACCGCATAGACTTTGGATGCCTGGTTAAAGTTCATATTGCCAAAGACATAGTCAGACACATCGCTTGGCAGTGGCTTGACATAGCCGTCATATATCCAGAAGCCAGACTTAGACATCCAAATGGCAGCAGTGTCAATGGCCGCCACCGCTTGGGCCGAAATGAGACCGCAGCCAGAGCCAGCCTTCTCAAAGCCATAGACAAATGGAGCGCCAACATACTGGGCCGTGTGGACATCCACATCGGTAAACAGCAAGTTAACACCCTTAACCCGCTTGCCAGCAATGAGTGAGCCAGGCGTTGCCAGCTCATAGTCGCCTGCCTGGTTATCGCCTGCCGGTGTCCAAGTCGTATTATTCTCTTGGTCGCACCACTGCACCTTGCGTGGATTGCCACCCGCACCAAGGGCAAACATAATGCGCTCGGCAGTCACCAAGACCGCCTTATTGCCCGTAGGCGCGTTGGTAATGGCCGCGGCCAATGTGGGTGTTGTGAAACCCAATTGCCACTCATAGAGCTTGCCATCGGTGCTTGAGCAGGCAATCAAATACTCACCCCATGTGTCCATGGACCATGTGGTGGCCGCAGTAACTGATCCCAAGTCGGGTCTGGCCACGCCATAGCCAAATGAGCCATAGGTGCTGTACCCGTAGCCAGTCTTCAAAACAGCATCAGCATTGCCAGTTGCAATGCCAGTTGGTGTGATCTCTTTGAGTGTGCCAGCCTCATTCATGGCGTAGAGCTTGGATTGTGTGCCTGCTGCAATCCACCGCAAAGCGCTGTTATCGCGCCAAGTGATGAAGCCTCTGCACAGACCCGTCATCTGGCCAGCTGCACGTTTTCTCCAGCCACCCATGGGCCGCAAAGTGTTCTCGTACCAGCGCACAAGGTTTGCGTCATACCAGCGGCCTGCCGCTTGGTACTCAGTCCCGTTTCTGTAAATGCCTGGTGGTAATTTGAGTGGTATGTACATGATGGCAATTATGTTGGTTTGTTTGAGACAAAGCTCATTGTCGCAATAAGTGATGCCGTTGAGGGGTAATTGCCTGATGCTGGATAGGCTTGGATGCTGACATTGGTGCTGTCAGTCTCCCACCACAATTCGACATAATCATTTGCGTTTAAGCTCAAAAAGTAATTCCAGCCCACAATGCTATGGCCGTCAATACTGCCATGGCTGTTTGGGACTGAAATGAACCCAGTTGAGCCAGTCACCACAGTCCCATTGATCTTGAGCCAAATCCTTGCGTCATGCAGCTGCGAATCAGTGTTCTGGAATTGACCAGACCACTGCAAATTCCAAATGCCAGCGTCAGCCACTGTGATCCGTGAATTGCTTGCGACACTCACGCCATTGGCGTAGTCGACAGTATTAAATGTCATGGCGTAGGCCGTATCGACCACTGCCGCAGTTTGATCCGCAGTGCTTTGAAAAGCCCCATAGGGGTTATTCATAAACTTGCCGCCTCTTGGTCCAAACAGAGACCCCAAGACTGTTGTCAGTTTTCTGAAGTAATTATTGATTGACCCATAGTTCTCATTAAAGTGCCTGCGCTCATACCCCTCTGGGGGGAAGCCCAGACTGGGTATCGATGGGGTCTCTAATTGCTGCTTGGTGGTCATGGCCAATTATGTCAGGACAGACAGTGCATGGTTGATGTGTTTGATGCGGTCGTCAAGCCCTATGAACCCGCCATTGATCTTTTTGGTCAAAGTTCGGTAGTCTTGACTATCCGCATACTGGTTGAGCTTGTGGGTGTCCCAGAACCATCCGGCAGTCAGCGCAGCATACTGGGGCGTGGCCACCAGCTCGGGCTGCATGATCAGGTCCACGCCAAGCGCCTTGCCTGCATGGTGGTAGTTCGCTGACCCTGTGAGCTGGATGCAGCCACGGCCTCTAAAACGATACCCATCCCCACTGGCCTCATCCCTGTTGCCCATGCGTGAGCTGTAGACAGTATTGGCAATGAGCTTGGGGTTTCTGGCGCAGGCTTGGGCCTTGGCAGCGTCAAAGCGCTTGGGCCAAAGTTTCTGCAAAGCCTCGGCCTTGTAATTCAAGTTCTCTTCCAAGATTCTGAAGTTGCCACACTCATGGCCACACTGGCCAATAAAGGCAGCCTGGCGCAGTGGCGTTGAAATGTCAAAGCGCTGGAAAGTCTCATTAAGCGCATCGACCCACTCTGGACCAATGTGCAGTTGCTGGAGCTGCTGACTATTGACCATTGACAAGTCTCCTTACTTCTTCGTAGGCGCTGGCGCAGGCGTTGAGCTTGGTGATAGCTTTGTCTCCTTCGGCTGCGATATCGATAAGAGCTGCAATAGTCTGTCGCTCAGATTCGCTTGCATCGGACTGGCTGGGTTGTGTATCTCCAGTGGTAGTGGTGGCACTTGCATTGTTTTGTGGACAACTTGGGGCTGGGAGGCGCAGCCGGCCAGTCCTAGCAAGCTCATGCATAGCAGACTGCTTTTTCTTGACATCATCTTGGGCCTTTCTGAGTTTCGTTTCCTGATCTTGCATCTTCTCGCCAAGCTCTTTCTCTTTCGCTCTGGCTTCATCATTCTTTTGGGCAATGGCAATCTTCATGTCATTGTCCCTGTCTTGCCAGCCAAAGTGATAGCCACCTCGGTAAGAGCCAAACAAGGCAATGCCGATTGCCAGGGCGATATAGGGTAGTGGGATGCCAAACATCAGTCTGTCTCCTGTCTGGCCGCTGCCAGTTGTTCGCGCTCATGGTCATCCTCAAGATGGTCCGGTGGCGTGTCTGGTGGTGGACCAGGTGTCCAAGACTCGTCTAGTTCTGGATTGGTCCACTTGGGCATTGCACCAAATGGCTGACTGGGGATGCCGTTGGTGGTGGCATTAAACCCGTGATTGTTGCTGTATCCATACTGGCCATAGCCTTGCATGGGCTGGCACATTGGCTGGCCCATGGGTGGTGGTTGCTGCCTAGAAGTCATTGCCCGTTTGCCGATCACACCGCCAATGCCGCCCACAATCAGCAAGACAATGTCATTCATCATCTTAACGTAGGCCTGGTCAATGGGCGCCATGGATTTGATGGGCTGAGTAACAAAGGTCACTGAGTACAAAAGTGAAATGACGATGAAGCAAAGAATCAATGTGACCACAATGACTACAAAGCCCCAAACCCTTACCTCGAAAGCCTCTGTACTTAAACGCTCATCTTGCATAAAGACCTCCCGTGATTTGCATGAAACTTAAAGGCAAATTCACCTTGCTTGCGACATTCAATAGCGTCTTCTAGTAATGTAAAGTTGCCAAGAGCCTTTCTTTTTTGGTCAAGAGTAATGTAGGCAGTCCATCTTTTATCTCGTTTATTCCAACTTACACCAATATGACCACTTGTATTTGTTATTGGTTTTGCAGAGTTTCTGCCATTTTCTGATTTTGTGACTGACCTTAAATTGCACAATCTATTGTCAGCACGATTGCCATTGATATGGTCTACATATTCAGGCCAATAACCTAGTTTCATTGCCAACAAAACTCGATGTTTTAAATATAGCTTGCCAAAAATACTGCCATGTTGGTAACCATCTGGATGGGGAGACTCTAGTGCTGATTTACCTGCAAATCTAATATTCCAAATTGTTGCAGACCTATTGGTTGCAAACATATCTGCACTTCTGCGCTTCCACAAAAGAATCCCATCATCAAAATCAACATCAAATAAATGATGCAATTCTTCAGTTGTTAGGTTTAACTTCGTCAACTTTTTTCTCCAAGATTGGTGCGACTAGATACTCTGGACACATCTGGGTAAACAAGCACTTTGGCTTTTGGCATTGTGCAGCATGGAAGTTATCAGGATTTTGGCAAAAATACCTAAATCTGTCTTCACAGCCAGTTAGCATAAGCGCTATAAAAATAATCAAATATTTCATACTTTTACATCCACTTTAGCCCATTGTGTCTTAATCTCTTTGGTCTTATGCGCCAGTTCTGCCTGCCTGTTCAAAATCTCCAGCTGCTTTAAATTCTGCTGATGCATCACCCTCTGGGCCTCTCTCAGCATATTGGCATTGATCTGGTAAGCCGTGATTTTCATTTTCCAAGCCCCACCTTTCCAAGCAGTAAATTGACAATTCTGTCAGATAAGTCATCAGGCAGAAACTTCAGAAAACCTAAAAAGTAAAGCGCCACACACCCGTAAACGAATATCTTGAGGCACATATCAAAGGTCTTCTGATACTCATTCATCTGCCACCACATCTGCGAGTCGTTGCACAAAATTCCATCAATTCATTGACCCCAATGAATACCAGAAACAAGACAAAAGCCACACCGCCAATGATCATGGCTATTTCATTCATTTCATCTTCTTTGGCCTTGGCAGCTTTCTCTGCTTTTTGTAAAGCAGCAAGCTCTCTGGCATCATCCCTGTCCATTTGAGCCTGGCGCTCTTTGATCTTATTCCACGTCAAAATCTGACCAGAGGTCATAAATAGCATTTTCAATTCTTCTTCAAAGGCCCTCGCTTGCTCCAGTGCCATCTCGATCTGGAGTGCCTGACCCATGTTTGAGCCTTTGTTTTTCTTAGCCTCAAGCAAGGCTTTGGTGGCCACGCTCTTTGCGTCAAACATCTTGCCAATCATTGGGGCAAGTGAACCTAAATCATTGGCCACCTTGCTGGCCTTCTTGACCATGCTAATGGCGCTTTGTATCCCTGCTAGGGCCGTTAGAGGGTCCACAATCATTTTCTCTTCTCCCACTTGAGACAAACAACCCTCCGATTGTAGACATCACCGGTCCAAGACCACCTGGTGCATCGATATTCGGCAGTGGCTGCTAATAGGACCAGAGCATAGATCATGGCCAAAACAAAATGATGACAGTAAAGCACCAAATGATGGTGGCCGTCAGTAAGGCCGCAGCAATGAATGCCACGGCCCAGTCTTTCATAGCCCGAAAATCTTCTTGACGAATTCGGCAGCCACCCCTGGTCCAAGCAAGACGGCCAAGATTGCTGCATAAAGCAAATATTCAATCTTGGTCATGCGTCTGTCGCCATCCTTTAAGGTGTTGGCAATAGAGCTGTATCGCTCGGCACAGATTGCCTCATGCACCGCCAGGCGCTTGTCTGTGTCGGCATCCATGGTCACTGCACAGTTGATGTGTCTTTAGGGGTCTGTGCATCAGCTTGGTCCTTGATCTTGAGAATCAATGGCCAGACACCTGATTTGGCTGGCATTTCGCCAAGCACATTCAGAATGAATTGCACTTCGTTTGGGTCTAGTTCTAGCTTCATGCTGATGCCGCCTGTAATGGTGACAAATCTTCTGTTGTCCAAAAGTCTTTAGCCAACATAATGACCAAATGCTCTTTGTTGCGTGACAGGCAGTCAGCCCAATCTTCAGCAGTCATATCTGTAGGCTTCCCTGCGTTAATCAGGTTTACTGAGTCCATTGCTGCGCTGTAGTGCTGTGCAATTTGTTCTGGTGTTAGTGTTTCAGTAGTCATTTCAGTTTCCTTCCAATTGTTTTACACGGGCAGTCAATTGTTTGACAGCGTTAATCAAGTACCAAGTCAAATTATCAGTATCTACAGTCAAAACTCCTGTGGATTCTTGCTTTACGCACTCAGGCAAAACAGCTTGCAGTTCTTGAGCAATCACACCCAACTGCACGCCTGTCTTTTGAATGACTGCATGAGTTGGCAACTCTGTGACTTCTTCAGCGGTGCGATATTCAAAGTTACGAACACGAATTGAGTTGATTTTGTCTAAACCATCGTTGTTGTCAGCAATGTTTTTCTTTAGGCGTTGGTCAGAAGTGGTTGACCAAGATGATGAATTGTTACCCTGATAGACACCGCCCCCACCGCAATAAATGAAGCCTGTGTGAGAGCCTTTACCAACTGGTTGTGTTCCGTTGCCTGGAGCAGAAATAACCATTTCTCCATACGCTGAAGCGGCAGACGCGGAAGCATAGTTTCCAATGTAAGTGCCTTGGTAACCAGT